CGCCGCTGCGGCTTGGTCGGCATAGGGTTTACCCGTACCGCAATCCAAGTCAAGGAAAAATGAACGCAGGTAGCTAGCGTTCTCAACTTTACGGCTGGACGAATCTTGGAAGGACGCTAGTGCAAAGTATGCATCTACGCCTTTAGTAGATAGCGCGGAGCCAACCGCGTCTACGTCAGTTATTGTGTTGTGGAAATTCTGCCGGACAGTTCCAGCCCGAATTCCTACCGTGCAATACGTGCCTTTAATTGGCAGTACGGATGATAAAAAGTCAGTCACATAGCCTCACGGGGTAGCTGGAGAAGAAAAGGGCGGTAGGTCTCCCCACCGCCCCACCATTGGGATTACTTGCGCTTGTTAAGACGGGCTGTAATCTTTGGCATGGCCTCAAGCTGTTTAGAGCGCGGCACCGTTGTACCCATAAGCCAGTTGTAGACAGTCGCACGGGATACCCCAAACAAATCCGCAAGTTCCGCTACGGGAATATCTTTGGAAATGCAAGTGATAGCCAACTGCCGCACTGCGGGGTTAACCGCAGCGCTCTCTACTCGGCGTATGAAATGGGTGGTGTGCCCTCTAGCAGCAGAAACCATTACTCATCCACCGACCAGTCGCTAAGGATGTCCGCCACGTTTTTCGCTGGCATAGGTGCAGGTGCCGCAGCCGAGGCTTTAGGCCGCTTGGTTGGCTCGTCCATAGGCTTTGCTGGAGCTTCAGAGAATGCCGCAGGCAGCGCAGCTTGCGTAGTGTTCTCACGGCTTGGCACCATCTTGAACTCAATCGCTTGCTTGGCATCCTCAGTAGTGCTTTGGGCCTTAGCAATCTCCCACTCACCACGAGTTAGCGGACGCACAGCGCGGAACTTCATGACTGGCACAGCTTCGCTAGTGTCGAACCGGGCCTCAGTAACCAGTCCAGTAATCGGCAGGCCGTGACCTGACAAGAATTTACCAAACGCTTGCAGGGGCATCTTGTCACCATCTGCCTTACCGAAGTAAGACTTAGCTGGAACCGACAGACGATAGATATTACCGCCGATATCATTCTCCAACGCGACAGCCAGTCGCTTGCTGTAACGGCATGCACGGGCCTTGCCATCACCGGAGCCCTCGATATTCTTGGGGCAGGTAGCACAGGTAGCGCTCTGTGGGTTAGTCACCTCTGCGTTAGGCACATTGCCTTCGGCAGACCAGCATGCTGGCTTGGCGTCCTTACCTTCTTCGTACTTGCCCTCGTAGTATGTACGGGACACGCCCTTGCTAGTTGCAAGGATAACGAAGTTCATTGACCGATCTTCATTCTTGGCGACTTCCTCACCACCAACAACCATACGCCACACGCCTCCCTTAATAGAGATTTGTTTGCCGCCCGAGCTACCGGCAATGTCTTTGGTTGTGGAATCTGCGACATCGCGCAGGTAGTCAGGGAGGCTTTCACCAGAAGAGAAAAGAGTTAAATTGCTCATAAAAAGTCCTTAAGTTATTTTGAAGCGCGACGAACGGTTATCGAGTACTTAGCCTCGACATTTACACCAGCAGGCATGAGGTCTGAGTTCTCTTTGATGAAATCCGAAAAGTTGCCTTGGTGGATTCGTCGCTCAAGAAGTTCAGGCACATCGTGCTCACGGATGAACTTGTACATACTGTCCCAATCGCTAGTCCAGTATCGGGACTTGATAGTCCGTGTAAAGGAGCCATGCGAAGTCTTACCCCCGTCTTGGCCTGTTGCTTTGCAGATTTCCAGTAGCTCGTCAGCAACCATGCTTAGCTGTTCCTCAAGCGCTGAAATCTCTGCTTCCATCTGTTTTGTTTTTAGGTCTTTGGCGTCACGTATCTTGATGTAGACCGCGACAAGTTGGTCGGCATTTGCCATGTGTTACTCCGGTTGACTTACGTTGAATAGAAATGGAGTGGGGGTCGCCCACAATTGAAATTATACACTGTCTAACTTAGTCGTCAAGCACTTGTTTGTACAAATCGACTAAACCTTGGTGTAAATCTATGTTGCTTTGCAGCATAGCGTACATGCGCCGCTCGACGGGACTGCCTTGTAGGTGGGTCACCGTGACCTTGTTGGTCTGTCCCGCCCTGTGGGCACGGGAGTTGGCTTGCAAGTAAATCTCTGTAGATGATACAGGCCCCCACCACACAACTTGGTCTGCGCGGGTTAGGGTTATCCCGTGGGCCGTAGCCTGCGGACTGAGTAAAAGTATGCGGGGGTTGTCCTCGGTTTGGAACCGCTTGATGGCCTCGGCTCGCTGGGACGCAGGCATGCCGCCCTGTATGCTCTCTACCGAATAACCCGCTTTGATTAGCTCATCGCGCAGCATCTCCAGCGTGTGCCGGTACGGGACGAACAGCAAAATTTTATTGTCGGTTCCCTCAATGACGGTCATGAGTTCTGCCAGTCGATTACTGACATCAAACTCAACCACGTTCCCATCATCCGTATAGACCGCACCTTGTGCTACTTGGAGTAGCTTGTTGAGCATAGCCGCTGCGTTTACGGCGGTAATTTCTGAGCCTGCCGCGATGGTCATCATTTGCTTTTTTAATGCGTCATAGTACTTAGTCTGCTGCGCTGTCAGTGGGATGTCACGGGTTGAATACAGCAGGTCAGGTAGGTCTAGGCACTCGGCTTTAGTGAACCGTATCGCAGGCTGCAATATCTGATGGACGATTTGCTGGGCATCTTGACGCGGTACCCACTTGTACTGGTTAATCTTTAGCATCACCTTATCTCTGAAGGCTCCCATGAACCGAGGAACTGAGTCGGGCGCAACCAACTTGGCTAGGCCGTATGCGTCTATGGGTGATTGCGATGCAGGGGTGCCGGTCATGAGCCACAGTCGAGTGTTGGGTCGCACCAGTGCGGCAAGGGCTTTCCATCGGTCAGTAGTCACGCTCTTAACTGCATTGGCTTCGTCCACGATGATGAGGTCAAAACCGCCTTCCATAAGCTCTTTGTTAACTACTTTCACCCCATCAAAATTTATGATGACGAACTCATAGCCTTTAGCAATCACAGCTTGGCGTTGCAGCCTTGAGCCTTGAGCGATAGCCACAGTGCGGTGCATGACTGTCTTGAATAAATCAGAGCGCCATGCAGTCTCCATGATGGACACAGGGCACACCACCAATACACGAGTTACTTTCCCTTGCGTCATCAAGTAGTCAGCCGCCCATGCAGCAGCGCCGGTCTTGCCTGTACCGGCCTCGTTGAACACAAAGCATCGTGGGTGTAGGGTTAGGAAGTCGGCAGTAGTTCGTTGATGGTCGAACGGGGTGAACATACCGGGCCATGAGTAGCGCCCCAGTATGGGGCTAGGCACATCCTTGATGCCTAGATTGCGAAGCAGTTGCACTTCGTCAAATCCCCAGTTAACCAGTACGCGGTCTACATCCCCTTGCTGTGCAATAACCTTGCTTTTGGGGATGAGTGCGGTTATCTGTTGGGACTTTCTTGTGTTGAAAAGCAGGGCTTTATTGTCGATAGTTTGCATGATAGGAACATTAGAAAAACAAAAATAGCCGGGTAGTAAACTACCCGGCAAATCAAGGAGAGACAACATGCCGATTGCTCGGCAGGTAAATTCTAGCCTACTTCATCGTACCAGTTTTGGTACGGGCAAAACTTCTGTTAGCGGTCTGACTACGAGCCCGCAGATTACTTACCTTGGTGGATGCACCACCCTTGCTTAGCGGTTTGATATGGTCTACGTCCACGTTGTCCGGCAGGGTGCCATTGGCTTTCTCATAGGCGCGGCGAGCCTTATGCCGTTCGGATTGTTTCTTAAGTTGTTCGGGAGTACCTTGATAGTTTGCGTACTCTTTCGCGTAGTTACGTTTAGTTGCCACGGTGATACTCACATGTAGATACTGGGCAGAATTTACACAGCGCAGAGCTACGGGGATTCCATACACCCACTACTACTGCTTGCTCAATTGCATCAGCCCTGCCCGCCCACTTCGACAGGATTGTTGCCAGTTCCAAGCGTTGGAACTCGGTCTTAATAATATCCCCAGCCACCACGAATAGCAACGCCCCTTTTACGAGGTCTACTTCCGGGTGATGGGTCATGACCATTGCAGCCATTAACTCAAGCTGCGCTACGTCAGCATACCGACTGCTCTTGCCGGTCTTGTAATCAACTACTCTTGCAACTCTACGGTCTCGGTTGATCGACAGAAAGTCAGGAATTCCTCGGAACCATACGTCTTTATCAAAGAATTCGCAGGGGGTAAAGTCAGCGCGGATTGCCATTCTTTCTTCGCATCGGATTTCTCCGGTTGCTTTGGCGAGAGGTTCCACGAATGGCGCGTAGTGCGCAAGATGTTCAGGTAAGGGTTTGTTGTCACGTATACGTTCTTCAAAGGCTTTATGTACGGCGGTGCCGTACATGGTCGCTTCTGTGTCTTTTGATTTGAATTTTTTGAGGATACGAACCTCATGATACCTACGGGGACAACCTTCAAAGTCTTTAATAGAAGAATAGGAGTGTGCAAGTGCCATGAGTTTCTCGCGTTTGTTTGGAACCTATAGTTTAACAGTCTCCATAACTAGCCCCCATTCCGGCTTCGCAAGCTAATGGTAAACCCGTAGCCCATGCTGGTTGCCATGACATACAGTCCACAACAAACTGTTTAGCTTCCTCGGCCTCTTCTATCGGAGCCACGCATGCCACCGCATCATGCACAGTCAGCACCACCTTATAGCGTTTGGAGATACGCAGCATCTGCTCAGCCACCACACACCGCGCTACCGCTTGGGTGAAGTTCTCCACTATTTTTCCACCGTAAATTTTTACCTGCTGGCCCTTGGAGTAGTACGACCACTCAGTGTTACCGTTAATCGTGGTCTGCGTTAAGTCGGGGTAATGTATATACAGCCCGTTAGGCAGCGTCATCCGATTGTTAGGCATGGCATGGATAATTCCCACCGCGTCAATCTGTGCCCCATTACCCATAGACATCGCCCTGAGCGCGTCCTGCGCCCGCTGCCATAACGCAGGGATACACGAGTACGTAGTTCGGTACGTATTAATAATACGTTTGGCCTCGGCTAAGTCCACCTCAACCCCTGCCACTGTCCGTAAGAATATCTGTAGCTTGTTGGGGCCAACCCCATACCCTGCACCTAGGATAACGGTCTTACCTACTTGGCGTTGGCTACCTGAGCCCGTGGTAACTTGGTCAACTGGTATGCCGTAGATGCTAGCTGCCATGATGCTATACACGTCCTGCTTATTGGCAAAGGCGTCCAGCAAGTCCTGCTGTCCAGCCAGCCACGCAAGGGTTCGCGCTTCAATCTGCGATGAGTCGCAGTCAATCACCACATGTCCGGGCGGTGCCATCATGGACTTCTTAATCTTGTTGGCGTTCTCCCCCCGTGCGGGCAGGTTCTGTAAGTTCACCGAGTCCTGTCCCGACCACCGACCTGAGTGCGCCCCGTAGTACCGCAGGGGTACAGGGAACGCGCCGCGCTGCGACATGCCTATGAATCGTTGGGTGCGTGTCTCCTCCAGCGTGGACTTGCTGCCTATACGGCATGCTGCCAGTGTCTGTACGCGCTCATCAGGAAACTCCAGTAAGGAGGCAAACCCCTCGTCGCTCTTGGCAAACGCATAGGTCATGCGCCCCGTGGCCGGGCTTATCTTCATGGGCGGCTCTATGCGGAACGTGCGCAGCAGCGTAGCAAACTTCTCATTGGACATGAGTAACTTCTTTATGCCCGCCATGCCCTCGCTAAAGATAGCGTGTACGTAGTCAGGGTCAGCCTTCTCCAGCATCATGTCCCGTACCGACTCCATCAGGGCTTGCTTGCGGTCTTGCACTTCAGTCAGGTGCTTACGCAGCATGGATTCATCTAGCACTAGCACGGGGTCAATGTACATGCGCAGCGTTAGGTCGATCAACTGCAACTCAATCTTAGGGAACCCAAGGGCCATGTACTTCTTAAATAGCGCATGGGTCAAGTCCACATCGTTTACGCAGTACGCACCATACTGGGCCAACTCCTCAGGGCTAAAGTCTTTGTAGTTCTTACCTAGCGCCCGCAGCACCTCGTCGCCCTTTTGTCCTACGCCCATGCGCTCGGCCTGTGCCTTGAGACTATGGGACTTCTCATGCGGGAACAAAGCCCGTGACATACCCATGATGTCAAACCATGCCAGCGGCTGCACCCCGTAGTGCCAGCCTAGTATGGCTCCATCGAACGCTGTGTTCTGACACAGCACCATCTTGTTTGACCAGTCGTTTTGCTTAAGTACTTTCTCTAGCTTGGGCTTGGCAACCCATGCAGCTTGCTCGTCATTGAGTTTGAATGCAGCACCAATAGCTTCGAATTGCGGGGAGCGTATGTACTCCTCGGTTGTCATCTTGGTCAGGGAGTAATCACGGGAGTAGTAGGTCTCTAGGTCTAAGGTTAGTAGCATAGGTTTCATATCAGAACTTCCCCAGTGCTTTATTAAAGAAACTAGAGGCTCTCCTTTGAGTTTCTACGTGGTGTTGATGTTCCAGAGTAGTTGCGTTGCCATACAGCAGTCGAGGGTCGTTGTGTCCCGTCGCCATATCGTACTGGGTATGTGTTGTGAACTTCGGCATCCGTTCATCTTT